TTCCTCCCACCCGCTGAACGAGTGAACGCCACAGGGTTCGGGCCAAACGACAAATGCGGCGAGGTCTTCGGGGCAGGTGTCGTGGAATAGTATGTCCACGCAGACGGCCTTGTCTATCTCTCCCACCTGCACGGCGAAGTCCAGCGGTTGCAGGTCTTGCAGCAACTTTTCAGCGGTAGCCCCGTCGGGGAAGGCGAACTTGCGGAAGGTGGCCATCTTAGGGGGTTGTCAGCGTTGCGAGTTCGGCGTTGGTGAGGCGGGTGTTATACAACGCCACGGCACGGATGCGGTCGTTGAATTGGCCTGCATTGTCGGAATTGGACCCAAGGTTTATTCTGGTTAGTTCATTGGTAAATGTGGCTGTTGCAGCCGCAATTATACCTGCTTGCGAACCATTAACATAAGCAATAAATCCATTTGCCGCAGAAGAATATCCAATCGCAATTTTGACAATTCCCGAAGATGGAATAGTAATAGCCATTGTAGCATTTGAGCCAGCAAGGCTCCTTTCCATTTGTAAAGTTGTTGGAGCGGTTATTCGCAATCTAATTCTATTGGATGACGAGCCATCTGATAACGCTATGAGATGCCTTATGGAGGAATTGTCTGAATAACCCACCTCCGCATAAATCGTCCCCTCCGTCTGCCCGATGCTTCCGCTGACCGCTCCGCTGACCGAGATGACATCTGCGCTTCGGCTACCCGTTCCTGTGGTGGTGGGGATGTAGGAGGTGGCCACCGAGCCTGTTTCAAGTTGTGCGCCCCATAGGTAGAAACCATCCGAACCATTGCCTGCGTATGCTGCACCGCCTCTTCCGTAAACATGAGCGGTAGTTCCTGCGGTAGAATCGTAAACCGTGCAACGATACCATCCATTGCCGTAATTCTCAATCCTTGCGGATGTTGTTGTTATGTTGCTGACGGTTCCGCTAACTAAATTAAATTCCGCTCTAACCGATGCCCCACGCAACCACAAACTTATGACCGATTCTTCGCCTGCTTTTGCAAACACGCTAAAAGTGTAGGCGGCACTTGCGATGCCTGAGCGATTAATATTATGAGCGACATTTCCGCTTGTTGCAATAATCTTGTCGGCATTTGTGGTTCCGTCGGGTGCAGTAAAAAGAGCCGTTGTTCCCGTTGAAACCGTCATTGCGCTTTTGCCCCACGCAGCGTTGTCAAATTCCTCGGAGTATGACAACGCATTCGTCGCCGCAGGCTCCACGAGCAACGCAGGACACCCCGTCACGCCGCCGCTGGTGTAGTAGTCCAAGCGGGGGATGCCCGATGCAACGGATGCAACCAAGCCCGCAGAATCAAACCGCCGTGCCGCCGTGTTGCGGGTAACGGTGAAGTCCCCTGCCCCGCTGGTTGGGATTTGGGAGTATAGTTTCCCCGTCTTGAATCGTGCAGGTACTAAAATCAGCGAAGGTGTCGGCATTGTTAGAAGTTGAAGATTGCAGCGAATCGGACGAACAGGCAACCATTCACGGCAGCCTCGGCAGCGGTTGCTCCGTCAGCCGTAGCCCTTGCATTAAAAGCACCCCAAACACCGGCAGCAAGTCCACCGATGAGCATATTGGTCGGGTAGCCGTAGCCGTAACCTATCAGCATTACAGGAATGTGTAACCGATGACGGAACCTGCGCTTGGAGTTACCGCAGTAATCTTGCCTCCGTTGCGACCGCTGATAACGATGCCAGCGGAAACGGATTTGCCCGATAAGTTGTAAGGAGTCAGGAGGTTTTCGCCACCAGTTCCCGTTAAGACCGTGAAAGTAGCAGCAGCATTGACGACTACGAAGTCGTAAACTTTACCGCTTACGGCTCCGTCAACGAACTCCATCGTACCGCCCTGACCGAGCATTTGTTGCAATATGGGTGTAGGCATTTTTTAGCGTTTAATTGTAAATGTCTTTTAGGTTGGAATTTCACAAACTGAATGGCCGTAAGGGATTTCAAAAGTCATCGTCGCCTGCCACCCAGCCGTGCGGTCATCCCGGCTCTCCACGAACCTCGTAAGCGATACGCTGGACGAAAGGGTCCAGTCCTCGTTCGGGTCGTTTGTGAGCGACGATATGAAGTCCTGTGCGATTTGTAACTGGTCGCTTAGGACCTCGTCCTCGTTATCCTGCCAACCCAGCGTAGGGCTGCCTGAAACCACTCCGCCCATCGGCTTAATGGACTCAACACGGTCAGAAAAGTAAACCCCAACCACCAAGTCCAAAGTGCCAGCGTCAGTACTTGCAGACTGAACGTCCGCAAAAACGAGCGGATAGACGATTCGCTCACGGCTTGGGGTTCGCAGGTTGATGGTGTTGTCCGTGCCTACCGCAAGAGGGTCGCCCGTCCCGAAGGAGTTTACTTGCGGATGGTTGTTGGCAAGGTCCAGCAGGGCTTGCTTGATTTTTATCCAAGACATAGTTTTGTAACTTGAGTATGTTCTTTTTATGCGCTCCCATTTCAGCAGTCGTTACACGCCCCAAATTGACCGTAAGGGTAGGGGTAGTCAAGGTTGCTGATTCCCATCCTCCTGTTGCGGTCAAGGACCATCCCGGTTCGATAGTTGGTTGCGTTCGGGTAGATGGTATCCAACGCAGACGGAGGCGAGTTCCAAAGAGGGTATGAATTGCGGTTCTCCATCAGGTAGCGAGTAATCCGCTCGGAATACCACTCGGCATCGTTCTTGACCTTATCGGTCAGCCTTGTGATTTCTTCCATGCTCATTTGGGAGGATTCCTCGCTTGTTCTACGGACCATGCCCTTGTTCATGTATTTAAAGGCCAAGACCATGGGCAACTCGTAGTAAAGCCATTGAATCATTGCAGGCTGGATGTAGTCCTCCAAGAGCGTTTGGTTGAGTGCAGAGGTTGAACCGCTGACCACTTGGGTAATCAATTCCCCGTAGAGTGCAGAGCCAACGATGGGCTGAATCCGCATCTCTTGGACCTTGACCACGGTGGGGCGTATCTGCGTGTAACTGACGTTCTCGTTGATGATGCTATTGTCGAGCAGCGTTTCTTCGCTTATGAATAGTGCCTTCATGCCTTGCTGATTTTATTGCCTTTACGGATAACGAGTTGCTGCTCCCATACATGGCGACATTGGGGGCGATTCACTCCGCTGGGCGTGTGATACCAACCGCCCCTCCTGTTCCAAACGGAGTAGCCCATTATCGCAGAAATCCCGTCGATGTCCTCCCTCGTGTAAACCTTGCCTTGCCCGGCCAAGTCCAGCATCACTTTGCAGAACTCACGACTTGACCGCTTGTCCTTGTTGCTGAATCCTGTGGCCCATGCATACTTGTAGCGGACCTCCAGTACAGGCTCGGCAACTTCCTTGACATTCTTGGGAAGGTTCTGCTCGGCAATCTTGTCCACCGCCCGGCTGATTGGGTAGCGGTCCTTGGTAATCAAGTAGGCGACCCGCTTGGCAACCTTCGCCTTGCTGACCCCGAACTCCTTGGCCATTTCTTCAACGCTTGCGTCCCGGTTCTTCTTGCGGTAAGCCTCAATCTTGATATCCAATTCTTTTTCTTCTTCGCCCAGTTCGGCAAAGGCCAAGCGGATGTTTTCGTCTATGTTGGCATCGAACCGCATCGGCTTGGAGTGCATCACATGGTAATCGTCGGCATGGCTTCCAAACTTGCTTGCAACCACCTCCAAGACCTTAAATTCTTCTTCCCCCCATCCGTAGTCCTCGTCATCTTCTTGGCCCCATTGAGGCTCGCTGAACTCTTGGGACTGCACTCCGAGCATCGTGTCAATCTCTTGGGCAGACAAACCGAAGCCGGCTGATAGCATGGTTCGAGCCATTTCCAGCGTGATTTTCTCTTGCATGTACTGACGCACGATTCGCATCAGGTTTTGGTACTCACGGCCCGATAACTTCTTGATATTGTCGTTGCTCTGCAAGGCTTCCACGGCTTGGGGTTGCTCGTCGGGCTGGGGATTAGGTCCAACCACGTCGGCAGGTTTCTCCAAGGGTTGCAGACCTGCTTTCTCACGAAGTTCGTCTTGGGTCATTATCTGCAAGAGGGCCTGTTCGCTTAGTCGCTCGGTAATCGGCTCAACAGGGATAAGTTCCATCCCTTCCACGCCATTGAAGGATCCCAAGTAGTTGATCATCCGTTCCACTTTGCGCACCCGGTCGTTGACATAGGTGGCCTTGAATAGTTCGTAAGCCTCGACTAATTCAGTCCTTCCTCCGAGTTGGCCCTCGGTTTTGACACCGAATAACGATGGATTCGTTACACGATGGGCGATGAATATCTCTTGCTGGATGGCTTTGTTCAGGATTTCGAACTGCTTGTCCATGTCGCTTGGAGTAAGCGGTTCCAAAGTCGGGGCCTTGGCTGCATCGTCGTTGAAGGTTACGACGAAGCGACCAGCGTTATCCGTACCGCTGAACTTGCGTTTGATTTGACGCTCGATATCGCCCTGTTCTTCGGGTGTCGGGATGCCGTTGTTGAAGTTTATCAAGTAACCGCCCCAAAAGTTGTTGCGGAGGTTGTTGTTGTGGAAGTTCGCCACCTGCACGTCTGCCTCAATCCAAGCGTTCCCCCCGATGTATTCGGGGAGCGGGTAGTGCTTCACGCCAGCAGCGTACACCCGATAGTAGAACAACTGCTTTCCGAGGCGATTCTCCGGGTCGAATGCAGGAATCTTCTCGATGTCGCCCACCTTGGGAAACAACTGCATCATGTCGTCGTTGTACCAGTCGGCCACCTGAAACATCTTCTCCTCCTTGTCAACCCTGATTTTCTCAAACGGGACGTGCTCCATCTTGGCGATGGTCCCAAGTTTGGACCAAGTAACCGCAACCGCAAAGCCGTTGAAAATCTCCAAGTCCAAGACCAGTTTCTCCGTGATGTCGTTTAAGTCCTCGGTGCTGGAAAGTCCGTCAAAAAACTTGATGAACCGGGCTTGCTGCTCTACGGTCAAGTCATCCCCTGCCTGCCATCCTCCGCCCATGATGTAGTTCACCTTGCCGTTGACGATGGCATTGTGCTTGCTGCTCCTGCGATAGTTGTCAAGCAGGTAGTAAGGGTATTCGTTGGCAAAGCCGTAGGTGATGTACTTGCCGGAGCGGTTCTCCAGCATGACTGGGACCTTATGCTCTATCCCAAGCCATTGGGTGAAGTGTTGAGTAGATTTATTACTCATAGCGTGTGGATGGTAAATGAAAGGGCTGAAATTGCGATACTTGCACCGCTATTGATTGCGTTGACGTAGATGGTGAACTCATCGTTGACCGCACCCGTAACGTAAGCCTCCGTATAAATCGCATGGCCGTTCGTGTGGCTCGTTGTGATGTCAGTCATTGACTGGTCAATCGTTGTACCGTTCTTGGCGATGTAAACCTTGATTTGGTTATTGTTGCCCTGTGCCAAGACCATGGATGCAGCGATGCGAAGGGTCGCCCCTGTTGTGCCTGTATAGGTCAGCGAGTTGGTAGTTCGTGAGAAATTGTAGGTTGACAAAACGCCCGATTTCATCGCACTTGTCAACTTGACTCTTTGCCCCTGCGTCGGGGTGAAAGCCGTGTCGGTATCGAGGTAAAGGTTCGCAAAGCCTCGCTCCCGGTCAAGCGTTGCGGTATCAGCAAGGTCGTCGAATAGACCGCCTACACGGGATGCGGTGTTCGCCCCGGCAGCGGTTTCGTTGGTAATGGTTAAGGCGCTCGCTTGGAGGTCGCTTCGTGTTTGTACGCTCATTAGGCAAAGGTTGAATCAAAGGTTGAGTCGAATACCCTCACGCTGGATGCGAGGAAGGTGTTGTAAGTAATTGAATTGGCGTAGGTGTTGAATCCTATCGTTGCGGTTTGTACAAATGCCAAGCCCGTTTCAACGACCGCCAAAGCAGCGGCAACCGTGCTATTGGTATCGTAAACTTCATACTTATACGAGCCTGTTTCAAGCGACCCCACGGCAATCGAAAATTGGTCATAGCGGTTGGTATAGGATGACAGGTTTGCGGATTTCAGCAGGGTGAAGTCGGTCGTCGTGTTCTTGGCAATGCTTGTGAGTCGCAAGATGTAGCGGTCCCCAGTACTGGCTCGCTCGGTCCAAGTAACCGTCAGGGTGTTGGTCGTGTCAGGGTTCAGGTAAAGCATCTGCTTGTAAATGTGCGATGCCCCCGAATTTCACAATTTGCGCCCAATCTGCCTGTATAGTT